TAGTACAAAATAAAAAACCAATAAAGTATTTGATTGAGTATGATGTTTTAAATCCTGAAAATCAATTTTCAGCGTTTACAGGAGTTCTTTACATATATCAATTACGAACTGAAAAATTGGCAGCAAAAACCTTAACGGGTAATTTTAATGTTAATACCGTGTTGGATATGACGGGAACAACGGATGGTATAAAATTGATAAGAATGGTAAATTTCCCAATAGGGTTAAATTTAGATGAACTAACTACTCGAATTAATCAAAGTTTAAAAAATGTGATTAAAAACCCTTCTGTTGAGCTTTTATCATCAACAATTAAACAGAATGAACAATACCCTTTCTTTTATAGGCCGACCAAAAAGTTATTTAACTTAATGACAAGACCTTCTACAGGTGAATTAATTTCATCTGCTAACATGACAAAATTAATTTCAATGGTTAAAATATCAAATGCGGATATTACACCAGGATGGGGATTAGTGTTAGATGCGAAATTATCACCTCGTATTCCATTTGAACAAAGTAAATCGGTGTTTGTCCCATCAACAAGTCAAATGTCTGAAAATACTGCAGCCATTTTAGGGGGAACAAGATTATATTTTTTATCAAACGAAACCGAGATACCGGGTAAATCAAAAATAAATTTTGACAACAGTATTTACGGTATCGAACAAAAAGACATTGTAAATGAAGTGGAGCCTAATACGTCTTCTATGGTTAGAGGTGAAGAACTTATAGAGTTACTACAACTTATTGTTAGATTTTGTATAACCCATGTTCACCCTTATCCCGGTTTACCTCCAAGTCCATCAACGGTTGATGGGTTAACCACCGACAAATTATTATCAGAAATATTAAATTCTTATCAAAAAGTTTTGAATAGCAATATTCGACTTAACTAAGTATTTATATATAAAACAAACATGTCAATCTATAGGTCTTATTTCAGTAAGTCAAATACTATATTGTATAACTCTTATACCAACACGGGTAGAAACCCTATTGTTGAATTATTTTATGGTAATTTAAGTAATTCTGCAACACCTACGGGATTTAGTAGATATATTTTCAATATCGATTTATCGGGTCTTACAACAAACTTTACTGATAAAGTAATTTCAACAGGATGTAGTAGAAATATAACTCATACACTTCGTATGACTAACACTTCTTTTTTTGATAATGAATTATTAAACGATAAAACAAGTCAAGGAAGGAGAAGAGCAACCTCATTTGATTTACAATTATTAAGAATACCAAGATATTCAGGAAACACAGGCGCAATTCAAACATGGGATAGTGGTGTTGGATATGATTATTACGATTTTAAAATAACTAATTTAAACGATAGGGCATTTTCAACAAGACCTTCAAATTGGTATGAATCGACGACAATATCAGGATGGTCAACATCAGGTATTTACAATAATACAAATTCATTAACAGGTTTAACCGGTTTAAACTATTCGGCACTTACGGTAGTAGATACACAACACTTTGAATTTGGTAATGAGAATATTGAGTTCAATATGTCTCATGAAATAAATTCTATTTTAACGGGTGGGACATCAGCACCTGCAGGGTGGATAATTTCATATTTACCACAAGTAGAAAATATATCAGGTCTTACTGAGAATTATTCAGTTGGTTTCTTTTCACCACATACACAAACATTCTATGAACCATTTTTAGAAACAAACTATTATGATTTTATAGACGACGATAGAAACACTTTCTACTCAGGAAACATAAATGACCTTTATCTTTATGTGTATCAAAATGGAAATGCGGTTAATTTGGATTCTAACCCCACTGTAGACATTTTAGATAGTAACGAGGACCCTGTATCAGGTTTTACAGGATTAAGTACGTGTCAAGTCACAAAAGGGGTATATAAAGTAGTTGTGAATGGATTGACGGGTACAACGATACCATGTTTATATTATGATTTATGGAAAGGATTGTCAATTAACTCTACATCTATAACGAACGCTCAAAATGAATTTGTTTTATTAACTAAAAATGGTAACTACCAAATAGGGTCAACAACTAATAGTCCAAAAATTTATGGGTTTTCTTTTGATGGTATTAAACAAAGTGAACAAATCCTTAATACCGATATTAGAAAGGTTAACGTCACAATTAAAAAAGCTTATTCAACAAACCAAGTATTAGATAATATTGAAGCATATTATAGAGTCTATGTTAAAGAGGGTGGAAACACTGAAGTTCAAGTTCAAGATTGGACAAGAATAAATAAAACACCTGATTCTTACTATTTTATTTTTAATACAATAGACAAAATACCAAATGAATATTTTATCGATATAAAAGTAGTTTCGGATAGAAATACGGATACTTATAAAAGAGAACTTCAGTTCCAAATAGTTAATAAAAAATGATTATGAGAAATTTAGACAGATTAATTAAACAAGTTTTAATAGAAGAACATGATTCTTCAAGATATATGTTCTTTTCTAATTTAGAACAAATGAAAAGACAATGTGAAATATTATTAGATATGGACCACAATATGGTTGAGGATATTTTAGAAAATGGTCATGATTGGGCTCAAGACCATATTTCAGAGGCAAAAAACAATATGGACCAAGTTTTTGATTTTTTAATGAATGAGACGGAAAGAGATGGTATGGAAATGTCTGTGAATGTTGATGATAATATGATGATGTCTGAAGGTAGAAAAAAAACGGGTACTAAACTATGTGCTCGTGGTAAAGCTGCAGCCAAAGCTAAATACGATGTATACCCAAGTGCTTACGCTAATGGATTTGCAATCCAAGTATGTAAGGGTAAAATAAAAGGTTTAGACGGACAAAAAAGATGTTCAGGAACTTATTGTTAAAGTGAACTTAATATATTTTTTATAATTTTTTCTAAGGACTCATTTTGGGTCCTTTTCTTTTTTGGTTTGTATGATGTCATCACCGGTTTTTGACCTTTACCCGTTTGTGTGTCTTGTTTTTCGGCCTTTCTTTTTTGTGTACATGCTGCTTTTTTAGCCGAATCACTCATTTTACCTGCTACACCAGCAGCTCTACATTTTGGATAAGCTCCTTTATCGGTATCGGGTCTACCACATGGTGGATGTTTACCATCAACTTTTCTACAAATATTAACCCACGGACCTTTCGGTTGTTTGGAACCTTTTGGTTTTTTCTTTGTACCAAACCAAACCGCCAAATCCTCGTTTAAATTAATCTTATCTAATTCAATCCACTCTTTAATAGGGACTATTTTAGTATTTTTACCGGGAAATCGATTTATAGGGTTACCTTCGACATCACTAAAGGTTGCATTGGGGTGATTTTTAATATAGTTGTATACTTTTTTTGCCATTTTTTCTTCTTTACCTATTTGTTTTTTAGACCTTTCCATTTTATTATCATATGAATCATATTCTAAATCAGGACTTTTATATTTAGAAACTGGTTCAGTAAAGGGTCCCATAACATTTTTTTTAAAATATCTTATACCTGGTTGTAAAGGTGCGACGTAACTACCTCCTGACCCACCGGATGTGCTTGTCGCTTCATTTAGATTCTTACCCATACTAATAAATATAAGTAACAAAAAAAAAGGTCAGATTTCTCTGACCTTTTTCTTATTCTGTTTTTAATTGATTATCTCAATTCTCTTAAGTCAAATGTTCTAACTCCATCAACTGTGATACGTCCGTAGAAACGGTTGTTAACCATTTTCTTAGCGTAACGTGTCATAATACCTTTGATAGGTGTGAAGTTGAATGGGTTATACATTGTAGGTGTTAATTGTAGAGGAACATATGGTGCGTAAACGTAACCTGTGTCTAACAATGAAGAACCTTTGTGTCCCAACAATACTGTGTTTGGTGGGAAGTAAGGGTCACGGTAAACTTGGTAACGACCAGCTAATGTACCAACTCTTTCAATACCCATGTTGTATTGGTCTTGCTCAGGAGACGCGTTAGATACGTGGAAGTATTCTAAATCATCAAAGATGGCAGAAATCTCAGAAGATACAACAATCCAGTTAGCTCCACCTCTTAATGTAGATTTGTGGATTTGTGCTGAAATTTGGTTGATTGCTGTAATCAAAGTTTGATTCCAATCTTTTTGAGTGTATTGAGTTAATGGGTTAGCTGAAGTACCTCTTTTCCATCCGTTGTAATCCCAACGTAAGTTCCAAGCCGCACCTTTACGTAAGTCACGTAAAATTTCACGGTCGATTTCTGCAGCTACTTGCTCAGATAATAAAGCTGTTAATTCAGCTTCAGCATCGATGTTGTGGAATGCAGAAACGTCTTGTGCCAATTCAGGAGACCATTGTGCTCTTAGTTTTCTTTCTGTAACTGATACAGTAACTGACTCAAGGTCAAAAGAAACTTCACCAATTCTGTCTTCGAATTCCAATTCTTGGTAGATTCTATAAGTACAGTAGAATTGCTCAGCCGTTTTAGATGCTGAAGCACCTAAAGTGAATCCTGAGTAACCGTCTAATGATGCTGCTCCGATAGCTGCAGGTACTTGAGTATCTACTTCTAAATAGATGATACCAGCTGCATCACAAAGGTTATCATAAGAACCACCGTTACCTGTACCTGGCCATGTTGTAGTAGTTTGAGTACCGTATTGTACAATACCTTTACCATATTTTTGAGTAACAACTCTAAATAATAATGGTGAAGTAGTACCTAAACCTGAAAACGCCGCTTGACCTACTGTGTTATCATAAGCATAAACGTTTAAGTCAGATAAGAACGCCTCATTGTCCATCAATTGTCCATCAGGACCAATTAATTTACCAGCACCTCCTGATGTGAAACCAGAAAGGGCAACGATAACTTTTCTGTGGATAGGACCACCTGTTGTAGCGCCATTTACAGTACCACCATTAGTTGTTGTGTATTGACCTTCAGTTAAAGAATTACTAGTACCCGTCCAAACATATGTTACAGCCGCTTTAGTGATAGCGGTGTAAGCACCTTTTGAATAGTCAAATAAACCTGCTGGGTCTAAACCTGGCTCAGTACCTTCATAAAATCTATCGTAAAGGTTTTTGTCATTTGCTCCGTATGCTGCTTGTGATTGTGCTGGAGTTGGTCCGTTTTGAGCTCCGATTGGTGCTAAATGCGGATTGTCATAAACAGTTGCTGTTCCGTATCCTTGAATTTTAGGTACGAAGTAGAACAATTTACCGATAGGTAAGTTCATAGCTTGTACAGATACTAAATCGTTAGCCAACAATTTAGAGAATACACGTCTTACGATAGGGAAAACTACAGTTTCGAAAGAACCTGAGCTGTCCGTAGAAGCCGCTTCATTGATTAGGTGAGAAGCTTGGTTTTCATATAACTGCGCCATGTTCTCTTTTACGTGTCCTTTAAGACCGTCTAGGAATCCTAATTTATCCCATTTGTTGATTGTATCTTCTTTGATAACTTTAAGGTGTTTTAACCCGATGTTACCAACAAGACCTGATTCTAATAATGCTCCCATTTTATTTTTTTTTAATTTGAGTTTATTTATTGTTTTATTTAATTTTTCCCATCAAATCCTTCATTCTTAAGAATTGCGGATTTTCATAAGTTTTACTTTCAATCAAGTTAGATGCTGAACCATTTGAAGGTGTGTTAGTAAGTTTTCTTTGAACTGATTCAGTTACAATTTCATTACTATTATTTCCTCCTTCTAATTCAGATTTAATTGATTTGTAAAGTGACTTAGATTCTTTGATTGTTTCTACGTTATCAAATCTTCTAAGTATATTTATTTTTTCTTGTTTTGTTGTTGAGTGTTCAGTGAACAATCTAGTAGAATATGCC